GTCACTTCCCTTAGGCGTCAGCCGGCGCCGAGAAGAACCCGTTGACCATGCCCCACTGGACAAGATCGCTGGTCGCGTTCTTCTGGAACACCTTCGCCACGCCGTAACACATCTTCACGCCCGCACCCTTGACGAACTGGTAGTCCGTTTGGTCGCGGAACGTCGGCGTCGGCATTTTCGCCCACGGCATGGCAATCGCGGACTGACCGCAGAAGAACACCGGAGCCACGCGGCTGGTGCCGTTACCGCCAGTCTTCAGGTTGCCAGCAATGCCGCTGTCCCAAACGTCATCGACGAAGGTGTCGATCTCGGGGACTTCGCGGATAATCACGCCGTCATACATCAGGTCGCCGGCCTGGAAGATCAGGTTGTCTTTCGACCGGGCGAGCGCGTTCTGATGCACCGTGTCCATGTCCGCCTTCAGGTCACGGAAACACGTGGTCGGCGCAAAGGCGACGAAGTAGTCGTAGCCGTCCTTGGTCTTGAACGGACGGATACGCGGGTTGGCGAGCTTCGCGACACGCTTCAGAAGCGACACAGACGCACGCTTGAACTTGTCGTCCGTGGTGTCGATCTTGGCGAGGTCGGTTGCGTGCGTGCCCGAGTAGTTGCCAACCGCGTTGCCGTACAGGATGCGGTCGGAGTTGTCAGCGGCCCACGCATTGAGCGCCGTAGCGTCGGCGGCGTCATACAGGACACCGTTCACGCGCTGGCCGTTGGCAGTGCCGAGATTGGCCGGGGCCGACTCGGACGGCAGAGACATGAACGCCTGGATGATTTCGTCGCGCTGAAGCTCCTTGCCCCAGTCCGAGAGCATCGGCTTGGCCTCACCGAAGATGTCGGCCGAGTCTTTCTGCTCGTCGGCATCGCTGGTGGACACAGCGTGGCGCGCCCAATCAACCCAGGCACGCATGCCGTAGTTGTTGATCGCTTCCTCGTTGCCCGTCAGGGTGCCGGTCGATTTCGCCGTGCCCTTGAGTGAGGTCACGATGGGGATATTGACCTGTTCGCCGCCCTTCTTGTTGTCGTAGAGCATGCGAATGATGGAGGTCGGAGCGTCCCCCATGTACGGCGAGAACATGTTCTCGCGGATGTATTCCTTGATCAGTTCCTTGCGGTACTGAACAAGCTTGTTGTTGGTCTGCGGAGTGGTGAGAGCCATTTCGGTGCCCTTTCACGCGCCGCAACCGAGCAACAAAAAAACCCGCCTCGATGGGCGGGTGATTGGTCTTGCTGGTCGGTCGTCTATCGGCGCAAAGCGTCTCTAAGGAGCCCCGCATCGCTGTTGTCTTCGTCGGGCTGCACAATGAGTGCGGCCGTCGTTTTGGTCAGCGAGGGAGGCAGTTGCGTAACCGAAGGACGGGTTTGGGCATCGCCGCGCATGCGTTCCATAAGCTTCGTCTGGAAGGCCGGGTCTTTGAGCCGTTCTTCCATCTGCTTTTCGAACCATGCAGTCGGATCGCCGCCGATCTGCTGATAGATAGTCCGCTGCTGGTGCGCGCCAACAATGTCCCCGTAGGGATCAATTGATTTCATCGCACGCTGATAGACCGCGATTGCGTCAGGGTCGCCAGATTGAACGCCCTGGGCAAGCCAGTCCTTTGCAGCCTTGACCTTTTCAGCACCAAATTCGCGCACCGCCTCACGCTGGGAGTAGAACTCCCTGAGCTGCGTGATTTGGGACGCGACAGGCGCCACAGCGGTTTGCACGCCGTGGCTGACGAAAGCGTTTGGGTCCTCGAAGATATCGGGGACCTGTTTCGGTTTGCTCTGCTCCTGCATCTGGGCGATTTGACGCCGATACTCGGCGGCCTCTCGCTCAATCTGCTGTGCCCGCGCTTCCGCTGCTCGCCGTGCCTCAGCTTCTTCCCTCAAGCGCCAGGGCGGTATGCCGTGGTCCTTGGGTTCTTGCTGCTGCTCAACCTGTTCCGTTTGCACGGGCGCAGGCTGTTCGGTTTGCTGCTCGATCTGCTCGGTCGGCTCCTCGGGCTGTTCAGCCTTCGCAAACCGTCCTTGCTCGTCGCGGGGCTGGTTGTCCGGCTGTTCGACCGGAGTATCCAGCGCAGAGTCAAACATTTCCCTTTCGTCGTCGGCCATAAGCCTATCCGTCCTTTCGCGTATCGTGCGATTACGAGTGCGCCCATATCGCCGGGCGATGCGATGCTGAATGAGCCGTCAGCACGGCTGCGCTATATCGTCAGCGCACAACGATCTATGCAGGCTCGCGTTGTTTCGCGTCCTGAACCATTTTGAACGGGGCCAAGGCTGCATCCTGCATGCTCTTGGCCGCAGCGGCGCGCTTCTGAGCGGCGCTCGCTTGTGTCTCGTCTATCTCAGCCGCCGCTTGTGCGATCTGCACGTCAGGCGGCAATTCGAACTGCTGTGGTTGCATCGGCTCGGGCTGACCGAGTTGTCTTGCGCGCGCCACGTTCAGCGCAGCCTCACTCTGTGTCTTTTGCACCTTGGCCTGACCGTCAGCCAAGGCAAGCTGCTGCGCCGGCCCCGGTTGGCTGGCCTTCTCGATCATGTCGAGAACCTTGCGCTTGGTGCGCCCGTCAATTCCAGGTGAAAGCTCGATCAAGACGGCCGGCGGCACCTGAGCGCCGGACTGCGCCAGCGACAACAGCGCATCGTAGGTATCGGCCATCATGTTGATGCTGTCCGGCCCCTCGTCGATGATGATGTCCACGTCGAGAGAACCGAGCGCATTGACCATCGCAGGAACGCCGGTCATCGGGTCGATCTGCAACCCATTGACCTGTACGAACTGCGCAACATTGTCGTCGTCCGTCACGCGAATCCAGCGCTCGCCATTCCAGTATTGCTGCACGGCGTTCCAGATTGCGCGGTAAACCCTGATCTTCCAGCCCTTGTAAGCCTGGATATACGGACCAAGCTCGGCAATGCCGGCCTGCTGCAAAAGCGAAATCGCGCGGCCGGACTGCTTCTCGACGCCCTGCCCGAGAACGGCAGGATTGGGGCCGAAATTCTCAATCTCGTTCTTCGACTCCTGCAACATCGCGGACAAACCGGCGAAATCAAAGCTCTGGTCGTCCGGTTTGACCTCGCCACCAGGATTGACCAGCACCACACCGTCAGGCTTGGCCCATTCCTTGCGCGCCGTCTCGATGCTCTGAACCGCGCCGTTGGTGATGATCAATCGGCGAGACGCCAGAATATGGTTGAGCTTCGATTCCTTGAAATTGATGCTGTCCTGCTGGGACTTAAGGTTGCGAATGAAGCCATAACGGTCGCCGTCATGATCCACATTGCCCGAGTACATGATGTACTTGCACTCGGTCTGGCCCTTCTCGTCCTTCAGGAAGGATTGACCCTCCATCAACACAGTCGAGCCGGTGAAGATCGAATAGCACCAATGGCCTTTGTGCTTGTACCAGATGTCAACCAAGCGAATGTGCTTGCGGGTGGTGTCGTACCACTTGTTTTCACGGTCGGGGTTGGTCGTGAACTCCGTCCCCGTTTCGATTGATGCGTCGAGATCGGCCTCCTTGCCGGGGAACATCTCCTTGGCGAGGTCAAGATCAACCCATTTCGCAACGCCCATATAGCGGGCATCCGAGAAATCCGCGCGATACGAACGCGGATCGTAGAAGAACGAATCCGGCTCAACGATGTCGAAGGCAATGTCGCGGTCGCCACGGTCACCTTCGGTCAGGCTGATCTCAATGCCCGCAATACCCTCGATTGCACCGTCACGAGCCACCTCAGCCGACTTGGCTTTCCACTCCTGCTCGTCCAAGACGTAGCGAATGACAGCCGTGGCAAGATCGGCGCCCTGTTCATGTTTCGGTGTGCGAGGAAATGCCTTCGGGTCTTGGCGCAACCGCTCAAGCAACCCGACAACGCCGTCGATCTTGCGGCCGATCCGGTTAAGCGTGCTGATCGGCTGCTTGCGCTTTTTGAGAATCCCGATCTGTTCGGCCGTCCATTGCGCGCCATGATAATAGCGCCGCGCGTCCTTCGCCTCGTCGATCTCCTCGCGCTTATTGCCGAGGTAGTCCGAATACGCGCGCTTGACCTTATCCAGCCCCCAATACTCTGATGTCTGTGCCGTGCCGGTCGAGGACATAACCCCGCTTGTCGGCGTGCCGGCGCTGTAATCTAGCATCAGTAGGCAACCCAATCGTTGTCGGCGTCCTCATAGGGACGCTCGCTGTAGCCACTCGGGTCTTCTGGTTTCTCAGGCTGGCGCGGCTTGTCGCCAGCAATCATCTTGTCGAGCAACTGTCCGACCAACCCCAGCGCGTCCACCTGATCATCATGCTTGCCCGCCGGGAAGCTCAGCAATTCGCTCCGCAGCGCCGGATACCAAGATGCATTGACCGGCACATAAAGCCCTTCAGCCGCCATCCTGCCGCGGATGGACTGTGCTCTGACCGCTTTGTCACCGCGCGTCGGGAACTGCTCGCGATAGCAATACGCCTGCCGTTCACGCTGCCGCCGATCCAGAAATGGGCCAACGCCAGCGCGAATCTGGCCCTGTTCCTCAGCCCACGACATGGGCTTCCATTGCTTGACCAAATCGCAGAACGCCTCGATCCAGACATCCGACGACGCCTGTCTGCGCCATAGATCGAGCAGATACATGCGGCCCTCAGGATCGAGCCCGACAACCGCATGGACCGTGTAATCGCCGCCGTCCGCCGTAACCGCGTAATCCGAGCCGCCATAAACGCGGAGCGTTTCGAGCGGTGGTGTCTTCTCGTAAGGCTTGAGCCACTCAGTCTTGAAATAGTCGCCCTCTTCAGGCGCCGGCCGCTGCTGATACAGCGCAGACCAGAAACGCGGCTGTGAATTGATCCGAATCCGATCCAGTGATTGAAGCGGATAGGCCTCGGGCCACAGCGCCTCGCCGGCATCGTTGATCGCCGGAAGCTCGACAACCTCCCATTTATCCCCGCCCGCCGCCTGCTGTGCCAAGAGACGGCCGCACAAGTCGTCCTCGTGCATGCGGTGATTGATGACGACAATGGCACCACCAGGCATCAATCGGTTGTAAGCCGTGCCGGTGTACCAATCCCACACGTTCTTGCGGGTCAGTTCCGATAGCGCGTCCTGCATCGACGAATATGGATCGTCGATCAGGATCACATCGCCGCCACGGCCAAGAACCGTG